CCAAGTCCGCGACGATCGTCAAGGGTCTCTATCAGGATATCTTGCGCCTTACGATGAAAGACGGCACGGTCGCAACGCAAGCCGTTGGACTGATCGAAGTCACAGACGTGCCGAGCTTGACGGGATACACGCCCGTTGATCCGGCCGTGGTCGATTATGATGATCCTTGCGCCGCAGCTACCGCGTTGCGGGCGGCTTACTATCAGTTGATCGGCGGCGCTGGCGTCATTCGCGTGCGATTTTCTGATCGGGAAGTGCAATATGCAACACCCGATATCGATACCTTGAGTGATGAAATCGTGCGGCTCGAAGCCGCGTGCCAGCGTCAGACACCGGGCAGCAAACCCTATCGCTTTGCAATGAAGCTTGGTTCCTACTCGCGAGGGCTGCGATGACGTATCTATCTCATGTCGCCGATCGCGTTCTCGGACGACCGTTGTTCATTCATCGTTACAAGGCATGTGTGATTGCGGCGGTGCTAGGCGAGCGTATCGGGTTTGATCCGACGTCGATTGATCTCGCCGGCATACCGGACGCCTTCAAGCAGATCAGGCCAACCGGCAACCGTTTGGTCGGTGATCCAACCGGCCCGACCGATGAACGCGGGCGCTTGCTTGAGGTGCTTTACAACGTGGCGAACGGTGTTGCCGTGATCCCGGTAATTGGCACGTTGATCAATCGTGGCGCTTTCATTGGTGAGGACAGTTCGGGGTTTACGTCTTATGAAGGGCTCGGGGTGCAAATCGCGGCTGCGATTGCCGATCCGAACGTTGCAGCAATCATGCTCGATATTGATAGTCCGGGCGGCGAAGCAATGGGGATGTTTGCGCTTGCGCAACAGATCATGGCATCCCGGCAAATCAAACCGATCACCGCGCTTGTCAACGATATGGCCGCAAGCGCTGCTTACGGTCTCGCCAGCGCCGCAACTGAGATCGTGGTGTCACCGACATCGATCACCGGTTCGATCGGCGTTGTGATGATGCATATGGACCAATCCCAGGAATTGAAAAACAAGGGACGCACGCCGACGCTGATTTTTGCGGGCGCGCACAAGGTTGACGGCAATCCGTTCGGGCCATTGTCCGAGGACGTGAAGGCCGCGCTGCAACGGGACGTCAATACGTTTTATGATCGTTTCGTGGAGACGGTTTCAGCCGGCAGGCCGTCGCTTACTAACGATATGATCCGGGCCACCGAGGCAGACACCTTCATTGGTGCCGAGGCCGAGGCAAAAGGCCTTGCCGATCGTGTCGGCACGTTTGCCGAAACGCTTTCGCGTCTGTCGGCTTCAACCCGCAGCAACCAACGGAGACTGACCATGAATGCAAATCCCGCAGAGATCGCCGCTACGACTCAAGTCGATGCATCCGCCATTCGCGCCGAAGGTGCCGCAGCCGCGCAAGCGCGGATCACTGCAATCCTGACATGCGAGGAAGCCAAAGGGCGTGAGCCGCAGGCGCAAAATCTTGCGTTGAAAACTTCGCTGTCGGTGGATGAGGCGAAATCATTGCTGGCAACGTTGCCGGTTGCAGTGGTCGCGACATTGACGGCAACGGGGCCAACGATTGCGGAGAGGTCAGCGGCTCCGTTGTCGTTTGATCTCGGTGGTACCGAGACGCGGCCCGATCCAAAGGCTAGTTGGCGGTCGTCGCTAGCGCGGGTCGGCGCGACGCTGCCGTCATCGCATTGAATGTCGGGACATGAAGTCAACAGGAGGATTTTGATATGGTAGCAGTCAACGAAGGGCGGCCTGCCGCTAGCTTCATTCTGTCTGAAGCGAATGGGCAACGGTCGCGTGCTAACGTCACCATTGGCGCTTCGCAAACCATCACGGCTGGTGATCTGATTGCGAAGGTTACCACGGGCGGCGCGATCGTGAAGTATGCGCCAGCGGCGGCCGATGGATCGCAGACGCCAACGGCCATCGCGCTCTATTCGATCACGACAGGTGTGGGCGAAGTGAACAAGAGCATTGCCTGTATCGTGCGCGATGCTGAAGTCAACGGCAAGGTTCTCAATTTCGGCACTGCCGACGCGGGACAGAAGACAGCCGCCATTGCAGCGCTTGCAACGGTCGGGATTATCGTTCGCTAACTTAGCTACCCCCTCAACAACATCACAGCGAATTAAACAACCTGCCGGCATTCGCCGCGCGGGGCGTGATCGCTATTCGGAAAGGACACCGTCCAATGTTGGACATCTTCCATTCAAATCTTTTCAACGTGGTGTCGCTCACCGATGCCATCAACGCGCCCGTGTTTCAGCCGCGACGGTTGGGAAGTCTCGGGCTGTTTCAGGAAACCCCGGTTGCGACTACGACGATTGTGATCGAACAGCGCGCCGGGCAACTGGTGTTGGTGTCGCCAACGCCGCGTGGTGGTCCGGGTCAGACCATCGATAAGGCGCTGCGCACCGGGCGTCCGTTCACTGTGCCGCATTTCGAAATCAATGATGGTGTGATGGCCGAGGAAGTGCAGGGCGTGCGCGCGTGGGGCACCGAGGATCAAACCCAATTTCTGCAAGACAAGGTGTCTGAGCGGCTGTTGCTGCATCGGCTGTCGCATGAAGCGACCATCGAATATTCGCGTATCGGCGCGGTGCAAGGCCTTGTCACTTACGCCGATGGCACCACGCTTGATTTGTTCGGTGAGTTCAACGTGGTGGCGGAAGTCGAGACTGATTTTGATCTCGACAACGTCACGCCGGCATCGGGGGCGTTGCGTCTGTTGTGCGCAAAGATCACGCGCACCATGGGTGCCAATCTGGACGGCATTCCGTTCGCTGGTGTGCGCGCGGTGTGCGGCGATACGTTCTTCGACAACCTGATTGCCCATCCGGAAGTGGTCAAGACGTTTCTGAATAATCCCGCTGCCGAACAGTTGCGACAGGCCTACATCGGACCCAACGGCGAAATTTGGGGACAGTTCGATTTCGGCGGCATCATCTTCGAAAACTATCGCGGTGCTGTGGGTGGCACTCTGTTCGTGCCGACGGACAAGTGTTTCATGTTCCCGATTGGCGTCCCCGGACTGTTCCGAACCTACTTCGCACCGGCTGATTATATCGAGACGGTGAACCGGCCGGGACAACGCACCTATGCCAAGCAATACGACATGCCGAACGGCAAGGGTATTCATCTCGACAGCCAAACCAACAATCTCAACATCTGCACGCGCCCGAAAACCTTGATGAAGGGCAAGCGCACGTGAGTCCTTTGGTTGATTGGCGCAAGCTTGCCGGGCGGGTTGAAAGCGTCATCAATCAGCAATGGGGCGAGCGCATTCGAATTGTGCCGATGCAAGTTAGCGAATACTCGGATGCGACCGAGAACGACGCGCGACCATCTTGCGAGGTGGTTGCGGTGTTTACGACTGCGCAAGACATGGTTGTGAACCTCGCTGGCGATCATGCCGGGTCGCCGTTTCGTGAACGCATCGCAGTCAGCAATCTTGCGGTGTCCGTTCGTACACGTGACGTCATCGGCACCGATCCACAAACCGGAGACATAGTGCTGTTGCTTGAGCGCAACGATGAACGCTATGAGATCAGCCGCGCTTCGCCCGACGCAACCGGGCGCACGGCGATTGCGTTGATCCGCTCATGAGTGTCGTGCGGCTGTGCATTCGCATGGCTGCCGTGCTAGCGGTGAAAGAGAAAGTGTGGGCCGGTGTGCAGGTTTACGACACCCGCAACGCGCCGCTGCAAGAGGCCGTGCGCTCCACGGATATGCCGTGGGTGTCGATCTTCACCGATAAAGACGAAGCGCAGATCAGCGGGCTTGATGTCAATGGCGGCACGCGTCGTCTAGCGTTGGTCGCTGAAATCGGAATTGCCGGGGCAGTGTCAGCCGATGAAGCGACAGGGCCGGGCGTTGCAATTCCTGCAAGTGATGCCGGCTATGAGCGCGCGATTGATTTGATGGAAATGCAGGTGCGGCGCGCGCTGTTCAATGATCCGGCCGGGCCATGGGGTGAGTTGTTTCGCAAGATGGTGATGGCTGTGAAGTCCACCGACGCGGAGCGCAGCGGCGAAGGCGAGCGCGGCGCACGATGGGCGGCGCGGTTCATCGTGTTCGTATGTGATACGAT